ATTACTAAATTCAAGCACTCTTAAACAGGATGGGTCTGTTGGTAGGATAAACTGGTTAGTATATCCAAAGTTTGGTGAAGAGCTGTCTTTTGACAAGGTAGCTCTAGATATTAAACTATTCCAGGGATGCGCCCTAAATACAGCATCACGAACATTATCAAATCTTTGATTAATAACAGTTGCTGCCTTAACATTTTCAGTGAAAGAACTAATAGTACTTGCGCCTATAATATTTAAAGCAAAGTTAGCAATGTCTACTTTAGATGCCATTTATATCTCCTAAAAAAAAGAAGGGGGGAAAAATCCCCCCCAACTTATTAGTCAACCACGTATTTTATGGTTAACTCAATGGTTCCTGTGCCAGCAGCACCACCCATTGTTACGGTTACTGCAACACCGTCACCGTTGGTATCTGTGACTGTGCCTGACCCTAGAGCCAATGTAGCCATTATATCTACCTTTTGTGCGGATGTTGATGCAGCAGCTGCTTTATAAGCGGCAGCGGATGCACTTACAGCTGTACCGGAACTATTGGTATGCGCTGCATAACCAACCGATAAGGTCGTAGATGAACCTAACGCATCATGCGCTAATGATCCTTCTAACAACCGTGCGTTGTGCGGAAGTATAAACATTTCAATAACATCACCAGATGCTAAAGAAGATGCTTCATATACGTCATGCGCAACACGTATTCTACCACCCATTTTATTTACTGGGTTTTTTACGGTTGGTACTGCTCTTGTGTTGGTTCTACCAACAGAGTAAACTGTAGCCATAATCTATCTCCTTTACTCGTTACAAGCAATTTCAACTACTTTTTCTTCTTCCATTCTAGTAGAACCGAATGAAGAACAGTAGTAGACTTGCGTTGCATAGGATTTATCGGAGCGTTCATCGATCTTAGCGTTTGGCTCTTTACCAATGGCAAGTTTCATACCATCTTGCGCCCATGCATAACATAAACGGCTAGTGCCATCGTCTGTTAGACGGTTGCTGGTAATAAACTTGAAGCCAACAAACGTATCAATATCACCCTGTACTAAAGCTTTGACCGTATTAAAGTCAGCACTTGTTACAGTAGTGCTATTAAGCAGATCTTCAATTTGCTCCGGCGATACAACAATGTATCTAGGAATAGATGGATCAACTGATTTTTCATCTAGTTTTTTCTTAGCCGTTACGAGCTTTGCAATGGTAAGACCAGCACTACCATGAGCAATTTTTTGCGCAGATGGTAATGTTGTAGATGTAGAACCTGTTGTACCAGTTAAGGCTGTTCCACCCATAGCAGCAATAATAACATCATCCATAGAACGACCTATAGCAGCGGCCGCAGCCCTTGCATAAGTGCTTTCTGGAGATATGAGCATACGTAATTTATCCTGATCATCTATCAGGTCCGCATATTCATAATCTGTTAATGTTACCATCCTACGACTATGTGGCGTGTTCATAAGGGGGGTATCTGCGTGTCTGCTCGTCTTAGCAGCAGCGGCAGCTTGCCCAACCTGTTCAAAAAATGCTTTGTCACCAGTAATGCTTTCAACATCCACCGTATCACGCAATAGGGAACCCATTTGCTGTGATAGCATTTGAACATTGGAACTATACTGTTGTACAAAAGCAGTCGTGATTTGTGTAGACATAAATCACACTCCTTTACTAAAGTTAAAATTAAAATTTATTTTTTTGCCAGATAATCCAAAATGGGTCTGTCTTGTTCATTTAGCAGAACCAACACTGTTGACTTACAACTTGCAGAAGGGCCGTTGCCGGTTATCCTACGTGAATATGCTCTCGTAGCTGTAAAGCTTCTTGAACATAAAAATCGTGCTGTGGATGGGATTTATCCCAATACGGCGTGTCCTTGGCCGTAATCTCCATCAGTTTTCTGTTTGCTTCCTGTGGTGTCATTATTAAATCGTTTGTTTCACCTTCCAATGTATCTTCTCCCATTTGATCAGCTAAATTAACAAACAATCGAATAATATCAGGATGATCACCTAAAAGCCTACCATCAGCCAATTCAATTGTATCCAGTGGATCTATCGAACCTAATAACTGTGTAGCAGCACTTTTAGCCATTTTCATCTTTTGGTCAAACGCTTTCCCAAATTCTTTTTCGAGTTGCGCTTTTGTTTCCGTAAGGGCGGTTTCAACTTGGGTTTCTCTTGCCTGACCTTCTTGAGTGGCGGCTTCGGCAAACGCTTTCGCCATACGTTCAGCTTGCTTTCCATTAAGACCGGTATCATAAGCAATTTGCTTAAAAGTAGCCAAATCAGGGTCTGCAAACCCTTCAACGCTTTCAAAATCATATTCAGTGGGCGCATTAGGACGGCCAAGCCTTTCATAAACATTATTCCACTCCTCATCTGTTGCTGATTTGCCAGGTAATGGCAATTTATCTACGCCAATCATTTTCTGTGCATGAACGTAGGATTTTGCCAATCCAGCTGTATCTGTGAAATTACGTAGGCTTGGTTCTCCACGTAAATCTTCTGGTAATGTATCAATAAATGATGCTGGTGCAGCGTCTGTAACCGGTGCTGCTTCGGTTTGAGATCCAGTTTCTTGGATTACCTCTTCACTCATTAGATATTTCCTTCTGTTGTTCTAATTTTTCCTGTGGCTGCATCATGCGTATGATATTCAGCACAACAGACCGTTGCCCCTCAAAAAAGGCGGTGTCATAAGGATCACCTTTAGCATAAGTTGTTTGGTAAAAACCAAAGCATACCTTTAAATGCTCCAGTATAACCTTACCATCATCTGTATTAAATATTCGCCGATAGTTATCTTTTAGATCACCAGTGCGTATTTGACTAATTTTCTTCATGCGGCTGGCGGTGCTTCTGCTTGTTCAGCTTCAGATAATACTTTTAATAATGGAGCTGCTTTTTGCGCTTGTTCTGCGTTCATCATTTCCTGTTGCTGCTGGGCAAGTTGTGCCTGTTGTTGTGCCTGTTGCTCACGTAAGGCCGCTACCTCTTCATTACTCTTGATAACTTTAGCCGGCATACCAGCAACATCAACAAGATACTTGACCAATCCATCATCATCAATGTAATCCATGACCGGTAGAGATTGACCTAATTGCAGTAATACCTCTAGACCTCGCATCATAGATTGTAAGTCTGTAAGCTTTTGCGCTTTAGCCAATGGAGATACATATTCAATATCTATATCCTGACCCTGTAATTCTTCCGGTGGTACATCCAAACGACCCTTACGCAACATTAATTTAAAACTTCTTTGTATTAATGGCTGTAGTAATTCAGATTGCAAACGACCCATAACCGGTCCTAACAACCTCATTTTTTCTTCGTTTCTTTGTAATACCTCTGTCGCTGTCATTTGTGGACCTGTCTGCAATTGCAGCTGATCAACATAAAACGCTGCTCGTATGGCATTGCGCCTTTGCTCTTCCATTGCAATACCAATTGGGTTTGTTGCCCCAGCCTGTAAAGGCTCAAGCCTATCCCTGGTTCCAGTACGATAGAAATTCAATGCGCCAGGTGTGGTACGCACAGGGAGAAGAAAACCATCGTCTGGAACCATAAGGGGTGGATCTATCTGTTTTTGCGCAGCTCGTATGCTTACTTCAGACATTTTATTAACCATCTTAACATCTGGTAAACAACTCATAGCCGGTGACCGTCCATAGATCGACACGCTGTCTTTATTAAATCTTGGAACCATAAAAGGTAATTCGTCAAAACCACCTTCGCCTAATAACGCTTTACTTTCTGCATGATAATAAATAGATCCTACAGGCTTACGAATAGGGGATGACCCTAAATTATCTGCCCTTGGATATACAACATGAATAATATCATGGTCCTGATAAGGATCTTTATCTAGGTCTTTTTTAACTTTATCCGGTAGATTTTCCTCTCCAAAACGCTGGGCAAGCTGTCTAGCGTTTAACTGAAACTTTCGATACACCGTATCCACACGGTCATTCATATCCTCACTAATAAGAATTTCAGCTATATGCCTTGTGGAAAACCGTAATCCCTCATCATCAAAATCAACAAATAAACAACCAGTGCCAAAAACAACTAGATCATAATACAATTCATGTATTTCCTGTTGAAAGTTTG